GCAAAGACTGCGCGAAGCCAGTTTGGCGCATTGGTTGGAAGACCCAACCACATGGGACCGCGAAAAGTTTTCTGCGGAAGTGCGGGACGCAATGGTTGACGCTTATGGCGTAGATGTAAAATTCGATACCCACCTGATCACTATGCTTACTGACCAGATGGACACTTATGTGAAAGCTGCGTCTGCGCTGAATTCTGAAGAACTGGTTGAGTACGCAACTAATAATGCGCGGATGGCAAATCCCAATCAGAAGATTCGTGACTCTGCGTTGGCTCGCGTGATGCAGTTGTTAACTATGCTTGGTCTTGTACCTAACGGCAGGCCAAAGCGTTCTAATGCACCAACTGAAATTGACGAACTGTTAGCTGGACCTTAAAAGGATAAATAATGGAAAAGACAAAATACTCTCCTTGGTTTAAGACAACTAAAAATAGACCAATTCGCCAAGGTTTTTATCAATGCAAATGTTGTCACAGTATGTTTTGGTGGAATGGTTTTACTTGGTGCTTTGGAAAGAATTCGTTAACTGCTGAGTTAAATGAAGTTCAGTATTGGCGTGGCATTATTAAATGAACTGGGAAGACGGCGTACAGTACGCAAGAGATGTAGCAATTGGAAACATCAATGTCTGCAAAGACGTTCAGCTTGCGTGTCAACGGTTTCTTAATCACTTAGAAAACAAAGAATGGCGATGGGAATTCAAACCTGAAAAGGTTGCTCATGTGCTGCGCTTTGTCGCGCAATGCCGTCATGTCAAGGGACCGATGGCTGGCAAGAAGTTTGAGTTAACGCCATTCCAGATTTTGGTCATTTGTGCCATCTACGGGTTCCGCGACAAGAAAGATGTAAACATTCGCATGGTGCAAGATGTGATCATCTTCATCCCGCGAAAGGCTGGCAAGTCAACCCTGATTGCAGTTATCTCGCTGTACGAACTGTTATTCGGTGAAGCCGGTATGGAGGTCTACTGTACTGCGGTGGACCGGAACCAAGCCAGCATTGTGTTCGATACGTCTAAAGGCGTGATTGACAGTATGCCTGCCCAGCTACAGGCTCAGTACCGCACCTACCGGCATGAGATTAAAAAGGCCAGCGACAACCAAAGTAAGTTTATGGCTCTTAGCCGGGACAGCAAGAAAACTGGTGACGGTAAGAATCCGGGCGTAAGCATTGTGGACGAAGCTGCTCAGATTACCGAACGAAATTCTATTGAGGTGATTAACTCCGGTATGGTGGCGCGGTCCAATCCGTTGCGTATTTACATCACCACCGCATCGTTCACCAAAGAAACACTATTCTTTGAAAACTACTCTTATTTGAAAAGCATCTTGTCTGGTGCGGCTCCTGATGACCCAAGATGGTTTGGCCTGCTTTACGGTCTGGATGAAGGTGACGATTGGAAAGACCCAAAGAACTGGGCAAAAGTTAACCCTATGCATGGCATTTCGATTAACACCGAAGCAATTGAGCAGCGGGTTAAAGAAGCTATGGCAAAACCGCAGGCAGTTAACGAACTGTTGTGCAAGACATTTAACGTCTGGGTGTCTGCTAATGCTGCGTGGCTAGATGTGTCGCATTGGGAAGCCGCTGAAAAAGGCGATCCAACTAAAGCGCCTGAAGCCACATTTATTGCGTTTGACCTTGCGGCTACCCGCGACTTAAATGCTGTCTGTACCTTGCATCGGTATGACGAAGAAAACTTCTTTGCTGAGTTCAAGTTCTTTTTGCCAGAAGAAAGCTTGGACTTTGTGCCAAAGCATTACCAGCCAATATTTTTGCAGGCAGTCCAGCGTGGTTCGCTAAAGTTAACACAGGGTAATGTTGCGGATTATGTAGAGATAGAAAGTTACATTAAGCAGCAGGCTGAAAAATATAACGTCAAGGAAATTGGATTTGATGCTTGGAACGCCGCTGCTTTGGTTAGCAAGCTATATGAGCATGGATTGCCGGTAAAGAAAATCGGTCAGGGTATGTCCGTATTAAACAATCCATCAAAACATATTGAAAAGTTAATACTGCAAAAAGCTATTGCACATGACCATGATCCTTTTGTAGCATGGCAGTTATCGAACTGCGAAGTGTATGAAGATGTAAACGGAAACAAGAAAGTTCGTAAGAATTCTGCTGATCCAAGTGCCAAAGTTGACGGTATTATCGCTATGATTATGGCTATGCATTGCAGTTTAGATAATCCGGGTCTAACAAATAGTTTCGGATTCCGCAGCTTTTGAGTATAATTCGTTAAATAATGTGAGAAAAACATGGGAATATTGGATATATTCAAAGGCAAACAAGCAACCGCAAAAGAATCAAATACGGTTCTTGGTCAGGTCCAATTAGGTAACCAAGTTATCTATGGCGTTTCCCAGCAAAGCAAAACTTCTCAGCAACTTCTCTATGTAACGACATCTAGCCAAACTGTCGCTGGTCGGCAGGTTGATATGTCGATGCTTACACGCAATTCGACAATCATGGCCTGCGTGGGTGTTAAGGCTAGGGCGCTTGCCCAGCTACCAAAGCGTGTGATGCTCAAGCAAGATGACGGCACTTTTGTTGATGCGCTGCAATCACCCAAAGCTTCTGCGCGAGACAAGGCAAAAGCCAAGCAGGTTTTAAATCTTCTCTACGAACCAAACAATTTCCAGAACAGTTACGAGTTTTGGTATCAATGGTGTATGTGGATGGACCTTACTGGCGAGTCGTTTACTCTCTGGTGGCGCAAAGATAAAAAGGACCAGCTATCTACGCCGGTTGAGATGTATAACCTAGATTCCACCCTGATTACCGTTGGAATCTCTGATACCCGCTATCCGTACTATCGCCTTTCGACACCATCCTACGGTTTTAGCAAGGATGAGCCGCTTGAATACTATCAAGTGATGCACGTTAAAGAAGCTGCATGGCAAGGCTCAAGTGGTTTCAACAAAGGCATTTTGGCTGCGGAACTGGTTGGTCTGGATCAGGACATTGACCTGTACGCCAACTACGTCATGCAAAACGGCGCAAAACCATCTGGAATGTTTACAACTGAACAAGTCATTCCTGATGCCAAATACAAAGAGATTGCGTCTCGTCTAAAAGAAGCTTGGACCAATATGCTTGGCTCGCGCAACCAAGACCCAAGCAAACCGGGACAAGGAATGTTGCTAGATCAGGGCATGAAGTACACCCCGATTGATATGTTAACTCTTCAGGATGCTGAAGCTGCTGCGCTCAAGCTGCAAACCATGAAACGGATTTGCGGTTTGTTTGGCGTTCCGCCTGCAATGCTTGGCATCGGTGAATCCAAGTACAACAACACGCAAACCCAGCTTGATGAGTTCTACAAGACAACCATGTATCCAATGGTTATCAATGTTGAGCAAAAGCTAAATCAGCATTTGCTTAAAGGCTACCCAAATCTTTGCGTGCGATTTGACACCAAGGAATTCTTGAAGGGTGCGGTGCTTGATCAGATTAACTTTGTTAACTCTGCCGTTGGTGCTGGCATTATGACTGTTAACGAAGCGCGTGAATATTTGAATATGGCAAAGATTGACGGTGGCGATATTCTTAAAGCAGAACCAAGCAAGTTTGAACCGGTTCCCGGAACTAGCGCACAAGATACTGGTGGTGGCGGTGGCAATCAAACACGCCGTGCAAATATAGGCACAACGTGAAAGACGCAAATAAAATACTTGACAAATTGTCTTCCCAAGTAAGGAAGTCAAATGTTAAACTGCCGAAAAGTACCAAGCCCCACAAGATAACAGACGATAATCAATCTATTAACAATGGGGTGATACATGAAAGATATTCAATTTGTTTGCGAAGCCCAATTAAAGATTGCGGAACAAGCAAATGAATCGTCCGCTCCCAGCGGACTGATGGAAGCAAGAGTTACGACTTGGGGTGCGCGGGAAGGTGCGGACGGACGCAAGTTTAACTATCAGCCCGAAGGTTTTATGGAGTGGGCTAAAGAGTTTGCTTCAGAAGGCAAGCCATTGCCAATGTTCTTGAACCACAACGACATGGGTATGCCTGTCGGACAGTGGACCGAATTCATGTTTGACGAAACTGGCATGACTGCAAAAGGTCAGTTATTCCTCAACACTTCTGCTGGCAGCGATGTGTATACAGTATTAAAAGAATCGCCCAATTTATTTGGTGGCGTTTCTGTTGGTGCTTATGCAGAAGAATATCAATGGGTGAAAGAAGATGGCACACCAATGGTTGTTGGATCGGATGATCCATATGAAGACGGCTATTTCCAAATCACTAAAGGCGGTTTGCGAGAGGTTTCAGTTGTTATGTATCCGAATAACCCGCAAGCTGAAGTAATGAAATTAGAAGCGTTTGATGCCGAAGGCAATCCAAACGTGCGTGTAATCGAAAAGGTCTTGCGTGAAGCAGGGCTTTCCCGAAAAGATGCAACCACCGCATCTTCGATTCTGAAGCGCATCATTAATGAGAATCGTACAGCCCAGCCAAGCGACTTGGTTGTAAGCAAAACGGTAACCATTAATGCTGTTACTCAGAAAACCCCAAGTTCGAGCGATTCGGATGCGGTGGATATGGAAGCCCAACTACTTCGCGCATTAGAATTGCGTGAATTAGAGAAGGCAATCTCTAAAC